ATACCCAGCTGCAACGCTAGACCAGGCGTAATCACTCCCGTTCCAACTTAAGTACTCACCAGAGCTTGCTGTCGAGGTGTTTAAGTGGCTGTCGACCAGTGGATTAACATTTACTGCATCAGTCACATCAGCTGACGCCTCGATCAGATCTAGCTTAAATCCATCCGCTGACAAATCTCGACCATCGAATGTCTGAGTAGACGCAAAAGTAACAGCGCCTGTTAGTGTTCCCCCAGTCAAAGGTAAGTAGTCAGATCCCGATATATAAGCAGCAACCCAGGCAGAACCTGTATATACCTTCATAGCACTTGCCGTACTATCAAAGAAGAGCATACCAGCTGCCAGGCTGTCACCGTCGTTGTCGGCTGTAGGTGCAGTAGAGAAGACCCCTAAGTATCTATCATCGAAGCTATCGAAGGCAGCTAGTGCGCTGTCCCTGGCACCTTCAGCGGCTGTCTGAGCAGCTGATGCAGTAGAGGCACTTGAGGATGCCTCAGAGGCTTTAGTGGATGCAGTAGAGGCACTTGCAGATGCTTCTTGAGCTTTAGTGGATGCAGTAGAGGCACTTGCAGATGCCTCAGAGGCTTTAGTAGTCGCAGTCGCAGAACTTGCAGAAGCTTCAGAGGCTTTAGTGGTTGCAGTAGAGGCGTGACCAGAGGCCGTTACGGCACTTGCAGCTGCCTCAGAGGCTTTAGTAGTCGCGGTACCAGAACTTGTGGCGGCATCGGATGCTTCGGATGCAGCGGTAACGGCACTTGCAGCGGCCTCAGAGGCTTTGGTGGATGCAGTAGAGGCACTAGAAGAGGCTTCAGAGGCTTTAGTCGCCGCAGTAGCAGAACTTGCAGATGCTTCAGAGGCTTTAGTGGTTGCGGTTGCAGAACTTGCAGATGCTTCTTGAGCTTTAGTCGTCGCCGTGGTGGCACTTGTAGAGGCTTCAGAGGCTTTAGTAGATGACGTAGAAGCATGGTTAGAGGATGTCACCACACTTGCTGCGGCTTCTTGAGCTTTAGTCGTCGCCGTGGTGGCACTTGCAGCCGAGTCTACCGCATCAGAGGCCGCAGAGTTTGCACTTGCTGCGGCTTCAGAGGCTTTAGTCGTCGCAGTAGCAGAACTTGCAGATGCTTCTTGAGCTTTAGTCGTCGCAGTAGCGGCACTTGCAGATGCTTCTTGAGCTTTAGTCGTCGCTGTAGCGGCACTTGTCACAGACTCTTGGGCTTTTGTACTCGCAGTGTTGGCACTGTTGGAAGCCTCAGATGCCTTAGTAGTTGCGGTACTTACATTAGTCGATGTGGAAGCAGCCGCTGTTTCAGCATTAGTCTCAGCTGTCTCAGCCGATGCTTGAGCCGCCTGGGCTGCATCACGGGCTGCTTCAGCTGCGTTCTTTGCTCCTTCGATTGCATCTTGCTCGGTATTAGTCAGGCCAGATCCCGAATAAAACGATGACTTCGCCATTGGATCTCCAATCAATAATCTTCATAAGTGGTGTGCGCTTGCATTACCTGGACGGTGCCAGACGTCTCTGCCTCGTTGGCTTGCTGTTGGATTTCGTTTACACCAGCTGCAAAACGTCCTTCGAAGACTTGCCCTCGATCATCTAGGAAATAATCAGATGCGTAAGCTAATGCTCCGTATACGATTAGATCCGACCCAATGAGTGCCAGGTCGTTTTGATCTGTGTCTGATGTCATCTCAGGAAAACTAGCGTAGTAATTCATAGTGATTGTACCACTGGTTGGGTACGGGTAGATCTTTATTGTATCAGCTTCTCGAGTAAAGTACTTGGGCGTACCATTCTCACCACCCTGGGTGATTTCGACGAACTTGGCGAGAGAGACACGAACCAGGTTAGTTGATCCATGATAAAGACCAGTGATTTCCAGGAAGTCGCTGGGTATTGTAATAAAGGTAGTCTGGGCCGATATGGTGTAGTCTATTGACTTCTCCATCGGTGGTATTCGCATTACACGCTCGACCCTGGTTATGCTTTGATCGATAAAGGTATCAGCCAGGGAATTGCTACAGTCCGTCCTATTGAGTAGGGCCAGGAAGTGCGCCCTGATTTCACCTTTGTTCATTTCTACCTAACTTTCTTTCTTGATGCCATGTTGTCGACCAGGTTTGGATATGGACGACCAGCTGCTTTAGCTCTAGCCTTTGCCGATGATACTTGTGATGGTGTCATCTTCTTGCGCTGGCTTTTTGGCTTTGGGTTTTTCTTATTCCAGGGAGCTTTACCCATTACTTACCACCCTTCATACATGCACCGTTGAGTTTACAAGTTCCTGGTGTTGGACACTCTTTGCATGGCTTAAATGGTCCTTTGTCGCTGTACATCAGTTAGATCCTCTTTTCGGTTGCTAAGAAGTAATCGAGGTTTTGGTCTCGAAGACGTTTCATGATTTCTGGGCCAGTTGCCTGGTAGAGGTCGAAACCCTCGCGTAACCATTGCTCATGTACTGCAACGGGGATTGAGGCTGCGCGCATGAATTCACCTTCGCGCTGGTCCTTAGATGCATTCCGACTGTCCTTTAGGTCGTCCAGGAATGCTTGGCTTATCTCTTGGGTGTGCTTACGGACGACGTTGTCGCCTTCCTGTAAATACTCAGTTTCTACACCTAACAGTTCTACGCCAGGTTTAGTGGTGGTGCCTTTGATAGACATAATATCTCCTTGGAAATGCAAAGAGGGCCACCCAAGTCATCTCAGGGTAAGGAGAGCAAAAACCCTAAGACGACGAGGATGACCCTCATCTGTGGACCCAGGCCCCGAAGGGCCTAGGCTATGGTTTATGGATTAGGAAAGACCTGTTATCATTCCACCATCAGCGTAATTCATGTGCTTGAGCGACATTTCGCCGACCACAAAATGCTTGTCCGAGTCTCCAGATTTACTCAAAAGAGTACGGGAGAATGGACGAAGCACACATGATCGCCACATGGATGGGTCAATCAGGAATGCATGGGTTGTTAACTGGTGCCTGTTGAGGGTCACCTTGTACTCACCATATGGGGTCACTAGCAAATCAATGACGTTAACAAGTGTCTTCGTTTGAGCGAATTCACGGTTACGTCCAGACGCAGCTGCAAAGCCAGCGACGATTTGTGCATCACCTGGTTTGATCATCATAACTGATGGATCAGAACCGTTGTTGAAGCAGTCTTCGCCTAACTCTAGGATCTTAGCTTCTGTGAGTGCGTCAGTAGCGTTAGAACCAGCGTCGACAGATGTTGAGATCTGTTGTGTTGCTGAGTCCATCTCACGCGCTGCACTGGATGATCCAGCTGCTTTTGCGTTATCTACGCCTACATACGCCCTTTCTAGGTCCCTCTTAATTTCTTTAAGGGCGCGACCAAGTTGATATGCAGTTTCCTTCGCCCTACCGTAAGTGGCAATGGCGTCTGAAGTTGCAGAAACTTGAACAATATCTTCGCCTGGTGTCGTTAATACCAGACCGTCTAAAATGACTGCTATAGGTTGTTCCCTATAGTTGAGACTATATCACCATCCCAATGGGATGCTCTGCGCTTCGGGACACTTGTCCCTACTCTCTTTCGAGATAGTCGTTGCACCTTCCTAGTTAATACTAGGCTTGGCTCAGGATTGTCCTCATCTTCGTATGTTAGGAGTTTCCCTGAGTTCACAGAGTTTTCATCTACCTATTACTAGGCAGCGGCCCTTCTATAAGTTAAGGCTTTGGTTAGGATTTGCGTGTTGTTAGAACGCTCTGTAGCACTGGTTAGAGTTGCCATAGATGCGTCGGCTCCTTCAACTTTTGCGTTATCCGCAGCGGCTGCGAGGGAGTCCTCTAACCAGGAGAAGTTACGAGCAGAGACTTTCTCTGATCGAATTAGACTGAACATGGGGGTATCAGTAGGAGTAATATCAGAAATGCTTTTTGTTCGCCTGGTGTCGTTAATACCAGACCGTCTTTCGACAGCTATATGTTATGCCATATAGAGCAGACCATATCATCACCCTGGTTAACAGGGGCCGTGCGCTTCGGGCCACTTGGCCCTACTCCATTTCTGGATGGTCGTTGCACCTTCCTCGATGTCTTGAGGCTTGGCTCAGGATTGTCCCGTAGGATGTTCCCTGAGTTCACACGGTTTGTTTTGACAGCTTACGCTGAAAGGACACCATCTTTACTTAATGTCCGATACGTCTTCCTTCCGACCCACCTGATCGTACGTTGTGAAGGTCGTCATGTTTGTTACCTTTTATATTGAGATTGTTGAACTTATTGCTCCCAACGTGACATTAGAGCATCAGCAATATCCTCTAGGTCGCCAGAACGGCTCGGGTTACTCCTCAGACGTCTGACAGCATCTTTATTACGCTGGACCCGTAGGTCGGCGTCGTTCTTAGGTGCTTTCTTAGTCTTCAGAACTTTGCGAGTTCCTTCTTTAGTCTTAATCACTTTGGCCTTCGCTTTCTTCGTTTTTGCGCTGGCTTTTGTCTGATCATATAGACGTGCCTTGTTGAGGATCATGATGACCGCTGGGTCAACATATTGATTTACTTGTTCGCTAGGTAAACCCTGACTGACTGCGTAAGAACGAATGTTGTTATACAGTTCGTCTCCCCAGTCGGGCAGTTGTTCAGATAGAACCCTTACGCAATTCTGAGCCGCTTCTTGCACTTGCTTTTGTTGTTGTGCCTGGGCGTCCTTGTAGAATGCGTCAGCTTCTTCTTTTAGGAACTTTAGATCTTTCTCGGCTTCCTGGGCTTCACGACGAAATGCGGCGAAGTCTTCAG